TTGCGCGAGCCCAGCTACGTTCCACCCGAGACGTCAACGAATTGACATCAAAGAAACGACTCACCCTGATGGTTGGACGCAAAGCCATCGACGAACACCTTCTTCATGATATGGATATTGTCAGCGTTGATTCTTAACCCACCTGAACCCGAAGTATTGCTCATATATGGATGGAATTTCGCCATCGTCAAGTTGCCTGCCTTTTGCGAATGCAACCTGGCGTTGAGACACATGAGAGAAGCAGTGTGATCCCAGAGTCGAGCCAGTTTCGCTTCAACAGCAATTACCAACTCGGCTAGCGTGTAAGGACCGGGATCGACACCGATTATTCCGACACACTCGACGATCCGTTCTCGGAGTATTTCTCCAACGTGTCTCTCAGGCTCTTCTCGTACTTCCTCGCTTCGCTCTTTATCGCGTTGGTGAATTGCGGCCCGTCCAACAATGCGTTCATCCGCGACTGCATCTGTAGTGATTCCTCCAGAATCGCTAACAGCGGGCCGCGACGGGCTAGGGGGAAAAAAGCACATAACGCATAGAGGAATGCGGTCGTCGCCTCCTGCAGCACATCGCCGCAAATCCGTTCACCGAACTGCTCAGGAGTGACGTCCCTTTTCTCAATCGAAGGTTCCATCACAGCGTAGATCGTTCTGACTAGCATGACAGGATCCTTGTCGAGCTTCTGAATCAAGTCCGATCCCTCATCTAGGATCTCGGCAAGGTCCAGCCCGACCATGTCGCGTACGCGCTGAATGGCATTCACATCCACCCGGACATGCCAAGTGTCTGAATTCGTGTCTACAAACGTGCTCTTATCATTCATCGGTTTCCTCCTGCGCCGGAGGAGTCGGTTTACCTAGGGCCAAGTGCTCCAAGCAAGCAAGCATGTCAGCTGCATTGACAGTGACGTTGCCTGTACCCGACTTCCGAAGACCTTTGAGGTACACCTCAATCGTCCCCTCGATAGTACTTTCCATAACTTTCACCTTTCCCAGACGTGAAAAAACAAATCGCCTCACCTACTAAGCGATGATGTACCACTCAGGAATACGCAACGTTCCGCCGTCGTTGAACCGAACAATGTCCAGCGTGAACGCATGCGACAATCCCTCTTCTAATCCCTGTTCCTCATCCATCCCACTGACGACGAATTGGCCACGAATGCCCTGATTCGCCGACGTAGCAATCGCGCCGTTCATGAACGCGAATTCCGTTACCGTGTCGGAAATGAAGGAGCCGAGCAACGCATCGAATACAGTGTCCGCGCCGACAACCATCAGGTACCCAAACGTGACCTGTAGCGTCTTGAGCCCAGGGCCTTTAACGACCCAGTCCATCTCACGCGACGGTAGATCCGTCATGTTCTTGCTCATCGGGATGCTGAGATCCGTCACCTTCTTGATCTCGACCCATACAGGAATCGCGTACGTTCCGGTGTTGTAGTACGCCTTCGCGTTCTTGCCGATTGTGTTATCAAATGCCATCTGATCGTCTCCGCTAGAGTGTTAGCTGCGTTGTGCCCGGAAGATAAAAACGGGACCAGTGAGGAAGACGTTGTGCTCGCTCATGGTTGCGTCGTCGAAAATGGAATCATGATCGATGCGGAAAAGTGCCACACCGTTGAGTAGGGCGTTATTCCTCAAGTAGTCCTTGATCTGCTCTGCGAGCAACACGTAGCGGTCCATGATCTCGATCGAATCCTGCCCGCCCTCAGCTAAGACAACGCCACGGATTGCGATCTGAATTGCGAAGTCGATGATTGCCGAGCTTTCGCGATCCGCCAACGCCGTCGTCTCTCCATCATGCAGCACGTCCACGTACGCATTGCCGTGCTGCATTTCATCTTTGTTGCGACGTGCAATGTAGGCACGTTCCGAAACGAACGGGATGACGAATCCATCCTGTGCCTCGTCTGAGTTAATCGACGCGACTACCGCTTTGGCGATCGTTACTAAATGCGATTCGCTCATGTTGGCAACTTCACCCGGTCGGTGTGTATTCTGTATTTAATCCGATGTGGATCGCTGTAACGCCACGACGGTTCATTGCCGAGTTGCATTAAACTGTGCGTGTACCTTGTCCCATCAGTGTCAGTGAATTCAATTTCGTCACCACGCTCAGGCTTGACTAACACGCTGTTGAGAATCAAGTCCGCTACGTCGATCAGGAAGTCCCTGCTATGAACCTCGATCTGAAACCCACCTGGATTCACAATGTCGTGTCTAGTCTCTCCGAACGCCGCTTTAACAGTCACCGTATGGCTGCCGCGACGATACACCACGCTCTCGCTCGCCCAGGACTTGAGTTGTCCTGCGTGCCAAGACGCGCCGGTTTTCATGATGTTGACCATAAGAAAAAGGGTGGCGGGCATTGCACCCACCAGAACGGTGTAGGTCAGCCGTCTCTGTGCCACGTCTGGGGTGGCCTGCCTCAAGAGGCACCTAAAGGGGGATCAAATCCTAAACTTCTGCGATTCGGCAACGAAGCCAATCCACGGAAACCTCAAATGTGTCCGTTCCGGTGGTTTTCTCAAGATGAGCGATCAGGAACAACGGGCCTGTACCGGCATCGATTCCGAAATCGGAAGCACCCAAAACGAGATCACCTTGGCAGTAAATCTGCGGGTCGGTTGGATCCCTTAGATCGATCCAACCTTCGTAGCGAGTTCCGACGACATGCGCGACAGTGGTAGTCACGAGTGCCGTATCTGTGGTTCCGTCATCGCTGTGAGCCAGGACGGCCAAGTTATTCTCGTCCACGTGCAATGCCACGAATTCGGCCACGCTCTCGAAGTCGGTAGCATGAGTCGCACTCGCACAACCGATATTAAAATCTGAGGCTGTACCGGCACCGTCATTCACGACGTTGAACGCGAATTCAACGATGGCATTTGCAGTGATGGCAAACCCGTCATCAGAGAGGATGTCGACCTTCTGAGCTTCGGACGTGGCACCCAATTCAATCAGGTGAGAACCACCGACTCGTTTGGGATACCCGAACACTCCAGCAGCCGGAGTTCCAACGACGACGGTAGTGCATGGATCACGGTTGATATCCACCAAGTACACCGGCTGAACATTCAGATTCACGTCAATCGTGAGATCAGTCGAAGCCGCGTCACCAACGATCGTGCCGAGGTAAAAGTCCTTGTCGTTGACTTTGAGGTAGTTTGCGGAGTTCGCTGAGTGATCCCAGTAAACCTTACCGCCGTCGAGCCCTACCCAACCGGTGGCTTTCGTAACCGTGTAGATTCCCTCAGTCGAGAACCCAACCTTGTCGCCACTGGCAGCAGCGTTCAGCGCGGTATGCACTCCCGCCCGCCCGTCCGACATGCAATAGATTTCCCCGGATGCCACTGCGGCAACCGAGGTTAACGTGCGTTGATTGCTGCAGTCAATTCGCTTTGCATCAGCCATTGTTCGTCTCTCCAGAAAGTGAATCTATCTTTAAGCTACTCGCCGACAATCGGCTTTCGTGTTACGCCTTTTGCAGGCCGCTTGATCTTTGGTGGTTTCACCGCTTCGGGTACTACCACCGCTTCAGGCTCGCAAATAATATCCAGTTCAGACGCCTCTTCGATCCAGCCCACTGAGAGCATGGACGTCAAGTTTCCGGCTGGGATTGGCTTGTCCGTGCATTCACTGTCACAGACAGATCCTGCAGGGAACTTCACGCCGTTGACCATCACGTCTTTTGTGAATGTGACTTTCATGAATCTATCTCGACTAAGCGGTGCTTCGGGCCAAACCTCGGAAGTCCAACGCCTTCGCGCCGATGTCCATCTTGACGTCCCATCCAATGCCCCACTTGCCTTCTGACAAGTTGAACGATCGGACCATTGGAGCGCGACCTGAGCCACGCAGGTAGCCAACTTCGATCGTGTGAGCCATCGCAGATGCAGCGTACCATTGGGTAGCCGAACCGCTTTGGGCAGTGCCCGTTGATGGATCAGTTACACCGTTGGCGAGACGAGCATCGCTGACAAGCGACAGTTGCTCGATGCTGGCAAGAGTGTTTTCCGTCCCGACCTTCGTCTCATCGTCAGCACCATACGCCAGCGTTGCAGAGCGAATCAGATTCGCAGCAGTGTGCTTCAAATCGCTGGGGACGATGATGTGGGACGACCTGAGATTCAGATTGACGCTATTGTCCTGCTGCTTCTCGATCAACGCGATCATCGTAATGAGATTAGCCTCCGATAGCGCCGCAGACGTCTGCACGTTGGCATGAGTACTGTTGTCGAACAACGCGACGGCATCGGCGCCAAGCGTGTCGTTTGCCAACAGAATCGCATAGACCAAGTCAGGACGAAGTCTCGCAGCTGCGTTACCCATCTCGACGGGGGCTTCACGCAAGGCATTCATCGAGTCGTCGATGATGTCCTGCTCATCCACGACGAATTGCTTGGCGTAGCGAGCGATCTTGTACGACTCAACGAGATCCGAACGATCGTAGTGACTGGCTTCCTGTCCACGCGGGAGCTTACTTAAGTCCGATCCATTCGCCATTCGGATTCGGTCATTGGTCTTGAAGTCCGCGACGTCCGCTTCTCGAGTCCAACCTTGCGTCGTATCCTGCGACTGCATGTAGGTAGTGAGCAATGTCGCATTGACGCTGGTTGTGAAAATCTGCGTCAGTGCCGAACCGCTAAACGCAGCTTGAATCAACGCTTGGCGACCCTGTGGTGCTTGACGCCCATCTAGTCGAACCGCTTCTGCGCAGATGTCGAGAGCGGACATGTCGTTGAAACGGTGAGACGCTTCCATGTGTCGCTGACGCTGCTCGTCGTTCACTCCACGACGCAGGAACTCAGGAATGCCCATTGCATGAGCCTGGAGACCCGTGAACTCTGGAGAGTCGAGCGGAATTCCAGCAGTCAGGACCATCGCGCCCTGCATTGCTTCCAAGCTGCAACTTGCAGAATGGCTCGTGGAATGAATTGCCGGTGCCGCCAAACGTCCGGCACGTAACGCCAATAGTTCGGTTGCCTCAACTGTCAAACCATCGCGGAGTGCATGCTCAGCCAAGTCGACTTGCTGCCCGTTCGCTTCGATCGTGGGATTGTCGTGCTCAGCACAGATGCGGGTGATCGCATTCGTTCGAGCCACTTCGTCGGCAGCCTGTGCTCGCATTTGAGCTGCAATGTCAACCGGAGCGTCTGCGACGACGGCAACCGGCACAGGGGGAGTCACTGGAGCGACATTCTCTGCGTCATAGGCGGCTTGAAGTGTCGACACTTGTGCGTCACTCAGATCAGCTAAAACCCAACCCGCTGCTGAGACCCATTGTTCAAAACCCATATCAAAAACCTCCAAGTCTTGGGATGCGACCACTGTGGCCGACGTGTTGTTATCTGCGGCGATCGCCACAAACGAGATTTCCCCAAGTGTCGACTTACGTGCGACAAAACAGGGGCCTTGAAACGTCGCGTTGTTGACAGTGACGGAATCGCCTTCGTCAACGTGAATCATCTTCTCCACGGAAGCGCCGATAGATGCTTTCCACGGGAAGCCGTTCTTTGAGTTAGCACGCACCTCTTGTGCGGCCTCGCCCGTTCCTGAAACGATTCCAGAAGCGGAGATGTTATTCGCGGTCACCGGTATCTCAACGGAGTGACCGACGATCCTACTGGTGTCATGCGCTAGCAAGATCGGGACGCTGTTACTGGGGACTGCCATGCCTGCTAGGTCAACGATCACAGGTGTACTGAATCCACGGGGAGTCATCTTCCCGCCCGTGTACGCCACCATGTGAAATGTTGGCAAGGCGTCGTCGCCCTCTGCCTCGATCGTGATGTCGCCACCGTCGAAGTACAACGCACTCGGCGCCTTGGCAGCTTGGATCTCAAATCGCTTGGCTTGACGTTTGAGTCGCCTCACGAATCGCTTATTCGTCTTCGTCATCGACGCTTGCCCCCTGTTCTACTGGTTCTTCGTCGGTTTCAGTGTCGTCATCTTCCGGTTCGTCTTCCGGTTCTTCCGGTTCTTCCGGTTCAACCGGGGCACTGGCGCCGAATAGACTGGCCACCAATTTCTCGCGATACTCTTCAATCGTGAGTCCTAATGCAGTTGCCTGTGCAACCTGCTGCTGCTCCCAGTCGAGTCCTTGTCGGGAAAACTCCAGCGGGTAACTGGTCGTTCCGCTCTTCAAGCGTGTTTCCTGTGCGTTGGCTTCTTTACCTGGATCAACGTGCTCGCGACCATCCCAGTGCCATGTGTGTGGCAGTTCATCCATCGAACCCATGTTGCCAGGAAGCAAGCCAGGAATTAACGCTGCTTCGTCGAACCATGCGGCAAGAACTCGATCTAAGCAGCAGTGCTCCCACTCGGATCGCTCGACAGCAATGCTTTTGAAATACGTTTGATGATCGAGACGACCGCTCGCGAAGTTGTAGCCTGAGGAATTCCCGGCGGCGATGTTGTACGGCATGTTGATACATCGCGCGATCTCATTGAGGATCTTTGACACGAACATGTCATAGGTAGTGCCGGGATGTTCGGCTTTCATCTGAGCCATTCGCCACCCGCGAGGTAGCGTCAGCATCGCATTGCGTTCGAGTTCAACCGCATCCATCGCGTCGATCTCATCTGGCTCTGCTATCGCTGATGCGTCCGTATACATGACACCAGCGAAATCAGCTGCAGTCTCGGCCGCTGAGATCGTTGCCAAAGTGAATCGACGCAGCTGGGCGAATAGTGGCAGCGCTGTCGTGACTTCGGGGATGCCGCGATGTTGTCCAGGACGGTCAACGCGGAACATGTGAATCATCTGATCGGCGGGGAGTTCAGTGAAGTCAATTCCCGTTGCATACGTGCCACCAGGGTGCTGCTTCAGCATGTGGTAGAACGTTGGGTTACCGAATTCGTCGAACTGGACGCCGTCGACTGCGTTGGGAGTGAAGATCGCGAGAGGCGTGCTGATCTGATCGCACTCGACGAGTACAAGATCAAGCTGAACACCCATCGGGTCGAGACGGGGGTTTGTCACGAACTGAAGAAATGCTTCGCCGTCAACTAACTTGGCAACCCGCATCGTCCGTAGCTTCTTCGCAAAGTGGACTCTCTTCGACCATGTCGCGAATGCTTGCTCGATGCGAGTGTTCGTTCGGGCGTTCGGCGTCGTGATCTGAAGTCGCGGACCAGTCCCGATCGTGTCATTGGACAGCGTCAGTGCGATGCCCTTGCCGTACGAGTTGTTCTCCTGACATTCGTATCGCGCGCGGTTTCGCAACGCTCTACGGACCTCTACGGAGTTCGACTCATCAGCTGATAGTGAATCGCTGTTCGCCCAGTGCCGGGAATTGTGCGTCGTCGTCTGAGCAGCATCGTACTCAGCGAGAATGTCACGAGTCGTCTCAACGACAGGTTCCGAGAACCGTGAAGGCTTATGAAGCTGGACCGATCGTGATGCCGCCTTCTGTGCGGGCCTTGCAGTCAGTCTGTTCCACAGTTTTCGGATCATTGCGACCCGCTGTGCTTCATTTGAGTGAGGAACATCCCTCGCTTCTGACCAGTCATCGCAGCGTCAGACTTCTTACGGTCGGCGATCGCTTGCTGGTTGGCCAGACTGTGCTGCTCGACCGTATTCCCGTCGATCGTCGCACGTAGCGGCTGTTCAGCGTTGTCCGCAAGATCAGTCGAGCCAAGATCAGTCATAGAAAAAGACCATGTGAGGATGTGGCCCCACATGGCCTTGAGCATAGTTGCGAGTCATTATCTCGCGTGCGCCTTTATTATCTCCTGTTCCTGCGTTTCCTCGCGATGCTTTAAGGTGAATTCCTTGCAGATCCTGCTATATATGGCGAGATCCTGTGCCAAACAGCATGAAACCGGGTGGATTCACGATCTTATCTCCGTCGTCGGAAAGACTTTGCCGCAGTTTAAGCATTTGCGATGCCGGTGGACTGACCCCATGGGTTTTCCGTCACGATGCGCAACCCTTCTAGGTTGGGTTCGCCACACCTTCGTGTCGAGGCATCCACACTCCGGGCAATCAATCCCCTCAGTCTTTTCTTTTTTGTCTTCGATCGACACGCTCACAATTCCCCCCCCAGGAAACAAAAAACCCCACCGCGCCGGAGCACGGACACGGTGGGGCCAACCACATCACGGAAACCACTCCACAATGTCTCAGTTATTTTACTGCACTCTTGGGACCGCGTTTCGGGCGCTCGTCGTTAATCGCCATCCGTAAGTCTTTGTCTAAATTCACCTTCGCGCAGTCACCGAGAAATTCACTCAGCGATTCGCCGTTGCGTTTGGCTTGAATCTTGAATGCCTCAATCCACTCAATCGGTTGGGAAACCAAAATGCGGTCTACGCTCTTACCCATTTTCGCCCTCCAGTAATTCATGAACCGCCGATGTTACTGCCGCTGCGGCACCCTCGGCGCCATGACGGAAACCCATGGACATCCCATGAGCGAATCCCTCGGTAAACGCATGCTTCGTTGCTTCCAGGAGGACACGCCTGAGGCCCTCCGATATGTCATCACCAGCCTCGGAAACGAATCCACCCCAGAACAGCTCGAACAAGCGATCGCGATCCTCGCGTAACTCGTCGAACTTAATCGAGTGATGCATCGCTGCTCCCCTTCTCAAGTAGGTTCTTGTCATTGATGGTCTCTAATTGATCGGCAACAGCGATCGCGAATTCATTGATCTCCCCGCTGTGTAACTTCTTCACGTCACCGGACATCTCAGACAGACGACGTAGGAATATCTCTAGCTCGAATAGGAATTCGTCAGTCATTTGGTTTCTCCTGAATGTGATTAAGACTCCCCTACATTAGTACTTACTTCGGCACACCGCAAGCGATCTTATATACTTTTTATCGTTTCCCTCGTTTTTCTTTTTGCATCTGCGACAGTGACTTCCTCTTTCCCCTCGGAGCATTCGGAGTACCGGTTGCCGGTAGGACAATGCCCTCCATCGAAGCAGCGACTGCTGCCCCTACCACGTTGTCGAACCAGTGATTGTCCGGCCGATCAGGACGCAGCGACCATTCGTAGACAACACGCCCACGTCCCTCTGTACGAATTGCATACTCGCCAACCTGGTGCGCGGAAAATGACTTGTGATCTCGAGCCGGTGCGTCGTACAGCGTCAGCGCCCCACGGTCCTTTGGATCTGTCCCGAACCGGTTGTGGATCCAACTCTTCCAGTAATTGGTATCGAACGTACAGAACTTGATCGGATATCGATTCGACTTCTCAACTCGCCAGTGGAGTCCCAGCTTGACCGGGCCACCGCGCCGTGCCTTGTCCTCGTTCAATTCCTTGCTCGACGCACCCACGTACTTTCCTCGCGCTGGCATCAACGCACCGGCGTACGGAGACTCGCGGCATTCCTGGTAGACCTCGTCCGCCATCCAGTTCCCGTCCACCAGTAGACGCTTGATCGTGTAGTCCGCTCCGTCGTCACCCTTCCAGCGTCGGCCGCAGAGACTCGTAGTCAGCACCGAAACAGCTTTGCGAATTCGAGCCTCCTTCGAGAGACTGGGGTATTCCTTCGCCAAAGTCGAAACAAGCTTCTTGTACTCAAAGTGCCTCGAGCGTTGCTTAGGAAACGTGTCGTACTCCAGGATGTACCCGGTAGCGTCCGGCTTCCAGGCGATCACGCAGTAGAACAGGCAATGCAATTGGACATCGACATGACCGGTAATGCATTCCACCCCCTGAGGAACAATGCCCTGCCCGTAGGCGTTAGTCGACTCGGCAATCGCCTCCTTTGTCAGCATGTCCTCTTCGTCGCCCACGATCGGTTGTGGATCGTTCTGATCCTCCGCGAAGAACGACGCCGGATCCTCGAGATAGCGGTGCATACAGTAATGTAGAACCGTTAAACCGTACTGAACCGTCAGATGCGGCCAGGAAACCTCCGCTCCTGCGTCCATCTTCTCCTGATTCTGCTGATAGAACTCCTGCGGAACCTCTTTCCCGTCGCCACCACCAGCTAAATCGATGCGGCGAATGTCGTCGTACTGCTCCCATAGGTCCATTCGATCAGGGAATTTGTTCAGTAACTTGGTTCGAGTCCCGTGGTATTCAGGGTATTTGTCGGTGTCGAGCAACTGATCCGCCATGCAACCCGGACGAATAACCGTACATGGAACGAATCCGCCCATCGACTGCCCCTGTCGAGCGAGCTTTTTGATGTCGGCGCCGAGGATCCCTAACCGTTTATTCACGTCGGCATCGCTCGTGGCACTCTCGTACGTCTGCGGATCGTCCACTAGGAACCTGTCCGGGCGCTGAATCATCACAGAGCCGTCCTCGTCGGTGACCACCTTACGCTGACCACGGATGTTCCCCCGAATGCCAACAACTGTGATCACAGCGCACGCTGATTCCGATCCAGGGATGTCAGGAAACGCCAACCGCTTCGTCGACGTCCGCATCCCCGCGAGTTCGCCCTTCCAGCGGAGGTTCTTCGCCTTAATTCCCTGATCCTCCGACATGTGCATTGGCCAAGTCGCTTCAGGGAAGTCCTCAGCCAGAGGTTCGGACGCCATCAGGATTGTCTTGATGTCTTCCAAGAGAGTCAGACTCGCAGGACCGGTCGCCGCCACCATGCAGATCCATTTGCAGTGCCCGTACAGTATCGACCATAAACACGCCGCCAAGCAGAGACTCGTCTTCCCGAATCCACGAGGCATTGCGAACGCATAGAGATCGCCCTTTAGGATCACACCCTCAATCCGCCGGATCGCTTCAAGATGGGCGTCACTCCACTCGTCGGAGAAGATTCCCTTCAGGTACGTCTCGCAGTATAAGCGGAAGTTATTCCGGCATGACTCGCGGCGACCAGTATCGCGGACTCGACTCAGCGGATGGAGTTCGTTGTCCTCGCGGATCCGATTGCGATTCGAGTTACGCCTTGCCTCGCGCCGCTCAGGCGTCAAATCGCGGTTCCTCTGTTCCTCTATCTGTTCCGCCGTTCGTTCGATCATTCAGTCGCTCCCCCCCAGAAACGTAGTCT